TGAAAACGCTGCGGATTGATTCACTGGGCGTCAGCGGCCTTCGGGCTGGGCAAATGATCCTGGTGAATATCCAGGCTTTGAGGATAGCGGAGTATGTGCTGCTGGACAAGGTAACACATACCTATGAGAACAACACTCACACAATGACGATTGAAACCCTGACGCTGTAAGGAGGTGCCTATGGAGCTGATAGAAGTATTGCAGCAGATCAACCAGCAATCTATGGGCGCCGCCGGCCTGACTGACCTGCAGATCGGAACCGTGACATCAGCGTCTCCGCTGGAGATCACCGTGGACACGCTCATGCAGCCGCTCAAAGCAGAGGTTTTGTACCTGACAGAGCCGGTGGTAGAGAAGAAGATTCCGGTGCTGACGCATCTGCATACTACATCGGGCTTTGCCCACACCCATGACATCACCACGCTGGGGCATACGCACACCAGCGGCGGAGATACCACCAGCGAGGGGCTGAGCGGCACCTATCAGACCGAGGAAGCCCTCTCGCAGGGCGCATTTGACAGTGACAATCGCCTCACCAGTATCGTGTGCTATGAAAACGGCGTGGCGCTGCCAGTGTTGAATGGGTTTATAATCCTTAATCGGGCGCTGGCAGTAGGAGACAAGGTTCTGCTGCTCCGGGTACAGTCCGGGCAGAAATTCATTATACTGTCCAGAGTGATGGGAGGCGGTTCATAATGGCGACATTACCCACAGGCGGAACAGCAATCAGCCAGGGCGTCACTTTTGAGGAACAGCCCTCTCTGACCTGGTATGTAGACCCGGTGTCCCATCAGATAAAAGGCACCACAGACGGGCTTCAAGCCGTGGCGCAGGCTGTGGAAATTATTCTCAATGTAGAGCGGTTCTACTGGCAGATCTATACGCCGAACTTTGGAATGCAGTGGCAGGGGCTGATTGGAGAGGACCCCGGCTATGTGGCAGCCGAGCTGCAGCGGCGTATTCTGGATGCCTTTTCGGTGGACAAGAGAATCACCGGAATACAGGATTTCAAATACAGCGTGGAGGGCGATACCATGACTGTGAGCATGACCGTCACCACCGTATACGGGAACACAGCACAGACAGTGGAGGTGAATCTGAATGCTTGACCTTTCAACATACACATACGCCTATCTGCTGTCGCAGATGCTGGGGCAAGTGCCCGCCACATACGACCAGCGGGAGGGCAGCATAATCCAGACAGCTCTGGGACCGGCGGCCTATGTGCTGGAGGGGTTCTACATGGCGCTGAACCAGGTGCAGACCTCCGGTTTTGTACAGACTGCCGTTGGGCAGTCCCTGGACTATCTGGCAGCCATTGCAGGCCTGACCCGGTATCCGGCATCTGCAGCTGTGCGGCTGGGCGTATTCAATACTGCTGTTCCAATTGGCGCACGATTTTCCACCATTGACGGCAGCGACAGCATCAACTTTCAGGTGACCGCCGCCACCTCCACCACAAACCAGTATCAGCTGACGGCTGAGACCCCTGGCACTATTGGCAACAGCTACTCCGGCCCGATTCTGCCAATTACGGCGATCCCGGGTCTGACATCTGCAACCCTGACCGACATTCTGGTGCCGGGCGATGACGAGGAAACAGACGATGAACTCCGGGCCCGGCTGATTACCGCCCTGAACGAGCGCCCCTTTGCGGGCAATCTGGCGGCTTACCGACAGAATATCCTTGCCATTGACGGTGTGGGCGCTGTGCAGGTATATCCTACCTGGAACGGCGGTGGAACTGTTGCCTGCTCCATTCTGGGCGCTGACTATCTGCCTGCCAGCCCTACGCTGGTAGAGAATGTGCAGACAGCCATTGACCCGCCCCCGGGCCAAGGACTGGGGCTGGGGCTGGCTCCTATCGGCGCACAGGTTACCATCACCGCCCCCGCAGAGGTAACAGTCAATGTCACTGCTACTGTGACCCTGGCATCGGGGTACGACATCGGGCAGGTACAGCCGCTGGTGGAGCAGAGCATTGAAGCATATCTGCTCACTGTGCGGCAGGGCTGGTCTACACAGCTTGGCTCAGATTCTGTGGAGTATGCGGCTGATGTGTATCTGGCACGGGTGCTGGCGGCAATCGTTTCTACCACCGGCATCGTCAATGCTACTGATGTGCAGATCAACGGCGGCACCGCTGACCTGATACTGACCGAGACAGGCGCTTTGCAGCAGGTGCCGGTACTGGGGGAGGTGACACTCAGTGAGCCTTCAGCTTGACACTGATTTCATGTCCCTCCTTCCGGAGTGGTTTCAGGCGATCCCGCAATTTCAGGCGATCTGCTCCACTGAACAGCAGCAGTTTGAAGCTCTGGCAGCTTCCATCAATCAGGTGGCGGACAATATGTTTTTCCAGACGATGGACACCGACTCCATCAATCTGTGGGAACAGATCCTCAACATTGTCCCGAACCCGTCTACCGAATCCTTGCAGTTTCGCCGGGCCCGGGTACTGAACCGGATTTCCATTCGCCCGCCTTTTACCCTTGGCTTCCTGTACCAAAAGCTGGACGAGCTGATCGGACCGGGCGCATGGACAGTGACGGTGGACTATCCCAACTACACCCTGTACATCGACGCATCAGCGGAAAACCAGCAATGGGCAACCGAGGTGGCGATTACTATCAACACCATCAAGCCTTGCCATATTATCTACCGCAGCCGTCCCTACACCAATGACACACTGTTCCTCAACGAAGGAATTGACCTGAGTAAAATCGTCTGGAATTACCGACTTGGCGCATGGCTGTTGGGGCAGGCGCCGTTCGGGCAAGAGGAACCAATGGGGGAAATCAAAATGCCGACACAGCTTTCTGTACAGACTGGGCTGCTCACCGATACAGCAACCTATATCGAGGGCGACATTGCGAGCGCCCGCATCAATGGGTCGGTGAGCATCACATCGCTGACAAAATCCATAAGCGGCGCAGCTGTCACCGTTTCCTATACCGTCACCGAGGAGCAGGCTTCCACCGTCACTCTGGTGGAGCTGCTGGACAGTGACGGAAATGTCCTGACATCGTCCGCCGTATATGTCCCGATTTCCGGGTCAGCAATCTTTAACCACACCATCACAGTGCAAGAGGGGGTAAATACAAATGGCTAACATCGTGAATCCCAACCTGCCTGCCGACCTGCCCACCGACTGGACAACTTCGCAGTATGTCAGCCCGAACGGCAGCGAAGTCAGCCTGAGCCAGCAGCACGGATACAACTACCTGATGGAGCAGGTAAACGCCGCCCAGACTGCTGTAAACACTCTGGCAGAGCAGGCGCAGGAGGCAGTTTCCGGGCTGGAAAGCGGCGCTCTGACCGCTACCGCTACACGCAGCGGCACCACCGTTGCCATCACCGGCCCGGAAGATGCCGTGACCGTGACCTTCCTCGCTCCTGCTGACTGGACAGAGGGCGACAGCTACACCTACAACGGCACCCCCATCACTGTGACAGACCTCAACGGCAACCCGGTCACTGACGGCTGGAAGCAGGGCGCAGTCCTGACCTTCCAGATCAGCGGCGGCGTGGCGTATTTTGTGGGCGGCGCTTCCGGCAGTTTTCTCCCCCTTTCGGGCGGCGCCATGACCGGCCCGGCTGTGGGCGCTCCCGGCGGCAGCACAATCCCCCAGTTCCGCAATGTCTACTACGGCACCGAAGCCCTCACACCCGGCAGCTCTCCGCTCCCCGAAGGCACACTCTACATCACCCCCGAAATGGAATATGAGGGCGCAGGGAAGCGCACCTGCCGCTTTGTAGTGGGCACCTCCACCGCAGGCTGGACAGCCGCAGACTGCGACTACCTGTGTGACGGCACCGCCGATGATGTGGAAATCAACGCCGCAATCCAGGCCCTGCCCTCCACCGGCGGCGAGATTGTGATTCTGGACGGCACCTACATCATCACCGCCACCATTGCCATGAATAAGGACAATGTGACCCTGAGCGGTAACGGGGCGGCAACTAT